AAACTGGACGGTCATAGGGACCGTCATCTCCTCTTCATACGCACATAGTGAGCATTCAAAAAGATAACTCATATCAACATCTGGTAAAGTCTCTTGTAAGTGTCTACGAAACTCTAATGAATCAACTGATAAAAATTGTTCATCTACAAATTTATTAACCTTAGTTCTATTACGTTCACCATCAATTGCTACAATAGTTTTCTTCATACGTGTAGTAATTTCAGGATCAATTCCACTTCCTTTAGAGATCTTTTTCATAGCTTTTAATTCTTCATCTATAGCACGTTCATCTTTTTGAGTGAGGAATTTATAAGTAAGTTCAACTTTAGTAGCAGGTAATTTAAATGTAAATTCATTTTTACCTTTATCATGATTTGAAGTATCAACTACCTTATCGTTAAAAGTAGTTAAATCAATAGAATCTTTACAGTGTTCTGCACAAGCAGGACAATCTACTTCAAAGTTATATTCTTTTCCATATCCAAGAATTCTGGCAGCAACCATTAACCCATTCTTATCACCAATTAACATAGTATTTAAGTTAACCTTTTCGTCTACTACAAGAGCCTCAAGTAATTTATCAATTACAACCCCTCTACGAATTAAATTCTGAGAAGTAAGAATATCTTCTTCTTTTGCTGTCATATATTTAATTTCAATTTCACCACTTGCCAATGGATCGTCTTTTGAATAATAATGTCCCTTTGAAGGCAAACTAACTACCTCTGTAGGAAACTGGCGTTTTTCTTCTGCCATGTTTTTTCTCCTTTGTAATTTCTATTGAATAGTAACCTATACAATATAACCAATTATTATAAAACTAACTGGGGATATTAAAATCCCCAGTTTAAAATACTACTTACTGCGGAATTATGCTTTTCCAACAGCGTCACGAACTCCATACAAACCAAATGCTGCGAGTAATTGCCAAACTACATCAGGTACTGCTTCTACAACACCTGCTGCCTGTAATACTCCAACAACACCAGCAATAACTGATGTCCATACTGTCTTTGATTTATACCAAGCTTTATCTGCTATGATTGCCATAATTAACTCCTTTTGTTATTATTAAAAATTTAAACTCGGGTGTTGTTTCTTATGATGTTTATAACACAAAACAACTCCACTTATTTTGTTATGAACATGATAATCTACAACCTTTTTTACTGGATTACTTTTGCCTGTAAATTTCTTTAATATCTCATTCATCATTTCTTTGTTGTGGTGAATATGTAAATCTTTACTACTACCACATTCTTTACACTTAAAACCCGCCTTCTTTAAAATTGGATATTTCCATTCTTTGTATAATTTGTTAGATGCATATACTCTTGCTGATAATGGTGATGTTCCGCCTTGCCATTGTGAAGAATCTTTTCCGTATAAAACTTTTAAATTTCCAGATTTCCATTGCTTCTTCATATTAGATGATTTAACCTTTTTAGCCTTATTTGATGTATTCCACTTAACAAGATTTTTACAATTTTCTTTTACTCGTTCATCTGTTTCAGCCGTTAATCCATCATTCCAAACTTTTCTTTCACCATTCTTATATTGTTCTCTACGAGTTTTAGCTGAATTTTCTATTGACTTTGAATTGTGTCCCCAATTATTATGAACTCGGGAATAATGTCCTTTTGACCATTCATTTTTAACAGTATCCCCACATCCACATTTACAACACTTAACCATAACCACTTAAAGTAATACTTTAATTAAAACTGGAGAATCGCATAATCATAGCGAAGCGTAAGAGTTACTTCTACTGGATCATTTGTGGCCCAATCTAAATCATTAAAAGTTGCTGTTTGAATCCAAGCACCTTTCATTGTCCACTCTTCTACTATATCACCAACAGGTCCTAAAACATTCAAAGTAATATCTTTCTTATAGAAATCAGAATATCCATCTCTACCTGTTACAGATTCATGGGATAATCTAACCCATTCCATAACTGCTTGTGCTGCAGAAGGTACAACTGGATCATACAAAGTACATTCTAAAGTTTCCCAAGTTCCTTTACCTTTAACCCACCTTTTTACATTAATATGATTTAATTCAATCTCTTCAAATGCAATTGTTGGTCTGTTTGCTGTCTTAACAAGGTATGCAGGAATCCCTTCCATATACATGATGTAACGATTTTTAGTCTTCGGTTCAAATGGTGTAAACATTATCTCAGAAGGATCAAGTAATTCAGGCATTCTGTTTCTCCGATTATTTAATTATTACTTTACTTTCATATATAAATATAACAAACCTAAAAAATCCATCATCATCTTATCATTAAAAAACTATACATTCTTAACAGTTTTTTAGAAGTTTTATTTTATACAATAAAAAACCCCTCATAAGAGGGGCTTTTTACTTTCGTATGACTACGATTATATGTTATACTCTATTATAAATCAAATTACTCTGGAAATGTTGCTCCAGTAGGTAGTATAACGAAATCAAGTACAATGAACTCTGCTGTTCTTGTAGGTTGAATGAAGATTTGACCAATTAATTGGTTTCTATCCACAACATCAGGTGGATTATTACTGTCATCCATTACTACTTTAAAAGCGGAAAGTCCACTGTTAGCCTGTACTGATTCTAAGAAAGGATTCACAATATTCATGAATCTATTTCGTGTCGTTGCATCATTTTGCTCAAACACTAAATATCTACTTGAACTTGCAATAAACTTCTTCAATTTAATCAACAATCTTCGAACATTAACTCTGTCAAGTGCTGATGGTTTGCTTTGTAGAGTCTTCTGACCCCAAACAACCACACCTTGACCTGGAAATGATGCTATTGGATTAAGTCTACCTTCATACAATTCATCACGTTCCGCATGTGTTAATCTCGTTTTTGCTTCAAGTACTGTTGTCAGACCACCTCGGTTCAATCCAGCTGGCGCAAACCATTCATGTGCTACTCTGTCGGTGTAAGCGATTACACCTGGAAGTACTACTGAAGGCGGCACCCATACCGGTAGGTTATTACCATCATCTAAGATTTTAACCCACGGATAATATGTAGCTGCATAATTAGTATCTAATGTACTGATATCAGAACACGCATTAGTTATACCTCTAGACCAAGAAGAACCATCCATAACAAAAAGAGCATCACCTCTATCTTCCATTTTTTCAATGGCATGATTTGTTAATTTTGGATGATATTGATGGATAATTCCAGGCATTACCAAAAGATTAATATCAAATTCATCAGGATTACTTATAGCGTTAATTGCTCTTTTATAAGCAATAGTTCCGCTAGCCGCATTGTTTGAACAATCGAATCCCATTGTATTTGTAGCTGATATATCATTAGCTGTATTCTTTGGTGTTGCTGGATTAGCTCCATCAAATCCCCATTGGAAAGGAACAACAAATTTACGTTGTTTAATATGTGAATTAGATAAACTAATTTTTTCTGTTCCATCTGCATATGTCGAACCACCTAAATCAGCTGCTGATGCATGTCCGTACATGTCTTCAAGACTCATACTAACATTGTTACCTGCTGCTGCATTAAGAGGTATAGGTGATAAATACTGATGGTTATCATATTCTGAAGAACCGAACTTAAATCCATAGTAAATATTACCATCAAAACTTCCTTGTGCATTTTCCTGAACTTTCTGGAAAGATGCAGTAGGAACTTGTGATGCTGTACCTAATACTGGATTTACTACTGCTGCGTGTCCCATTGGAACAACCGTCATTGGCATTGATTCAACATCTGCAAAATCACCAACACGAATATGTTTACTCATATTGGGCCAATCGCCTTTATATGTCAATTTACCATTTGAATCTATTTCAACAAATCTACTTCCAATCCTACGAGCAAAATAATTTGCACTTGAAGGATCAAACGTTAGACTATCAAATTGTTCAACCACTTGATCATTATTAACTTTACCTGGCGCATGTCGTCTAATTTGTACTGAAAATGTTCCATAATCAGAACCAGCGACTGCACTAGCATCTTTAACGTTCAATACTGATATTTTAAACTGAGCACTCATACTTGAACCATGAGAGCGAGTATAAACTCTAAAAAGACTATACCTTGCTCCACTGATTCTTTGAGACTGAACGTATGGTGTTCTAGCTACAGAATAACTTGAGTTACCTGTCCAAGAACTAGCATTTCCATCTGCATCAAAAGATTGAACACCAGATGTAAAATCAAATGTTCCATCTCCTACTGATACAGAAGCGGAAATATATGCTTGAGCTGTAGAAACAGTATACTGTGCATGTGATTGATGTGATTTAAAGTTTTTATACAAATAAACAGGTGCAGTATCCTGACCTGATTTCTGAACCTGTGGATCAGAACTTAATACTTTATCTATATAATCTGCACTAGACGTATTAAATGAAATCGTTTTACTAAACGCTGAGGTATCACTACCACTAACAACAAGATCAAATGAACTCCAATCTCCGTTTGAACCAGAGGAAGTTGCACTTATATCTGCTATTCCATTTAACCCGCCTCTTGACGGTGCAAGAACTGCAACAGTTTTTAAGCCTAACGAACTTGAAAGTTGAAGATTTACAAAATCAGTTAGATATCCGCCTATTCCTAATACACGGATAATCGTTACTGAACCAGCACTTCTTAAATATTGTTGTACTGCGTATGGTGTATAATACGATTTAGACGTACCACCAAACATTTCTTCAAATTCCGAAAAATTTCTAAGAACTGTTGGAGTAAACGCCGGACCTTTATCAGTTGGGCCAATTATAGCCGCACCAATTTCACTAATTCCTTGAGGAAGAAATGAAAGGTCTCTTTCACGGGTAAATACACCTGGACTTACGATTCTTTCTGCCATTGATTTTCTCCTAAATTACGTTAAGTTTAATGACTATTTACATGAGTTTAGAAAACTCAGTTATAAATATCAATTAAAATTCGTAAACGATATTTAATGAGGAAATTTATTTATATATTAAGCTTCTACTTCAGCTTCTGGTGCCACATCAGCTTCTGCAACGGGTGCAGCTGGTTGAGGTGTAAATACTCCTGAAGCTGGATCGAGAGACCCTGGACCATACTTTTCATTCAAGTCTTCTACTAGCTTCTGTTCAGTTTTCTGAACTCCACTATATTCTTCTTCTAACTCAACTTCGCGTGTTTCAAGCGCTTCCATCTGTTGACTTAAAAGAACATTTTGAACTTTAAGTTGTCCAAATTGCAACTGTTTTTCCTGATAGGAATTTTGTAATTCCTGAAGTGATTTTAACTCATCTTCTGAAAATTTAATTTCATCAGCCATAACTTCTTTCTCCTTTAACTATTGTTACGTTAATTATATATATTGAATTGTCTTGTGAAAATACAAGCTTTTTTTATACTTCAATAACCTTATACACTCTATTCATAGAATCTGAACCACTAAGTTCTTGAGCTTTTGCATTAGCATCTGATTCTTCAGCAAATTCCCAAACTGGCATATCACTTGAAGACATAATATACACTTTTCTCTTTGCCCACGGTGGGTCAGTCCAAGTAACACTTTCACTTACACTAGCTGAAGGTGCATTATATAATTGTCTCATTACTCTAAAAGCCATTCAAATTCTCCATTCTACTATAAATATACATTAAACATATAATTCCTTCAAATGTCTTATATTTAATTGTGGTAATATTGTTGGTCTTATTCCAGTTAATTCTGCTACATCAAGACAAAATGATGCATCTTCTGATACATTCTCTTTATATTTACCTATTTCAACCACTTTTTGTCTAAAATACGGATATTCCATTTCTTTTAATATATCAGTAGATACTTTAGTAAAACCAAACCCACAATAATCTACTTCAAATGGTTTTTTCTGTTTTTGAACTTCATTTGAGTGCCAAAAGTTCATAGTACCTTGTTTTTTAAAATCTTCTTCATTCCAATCTGCTAT